TCCCAGTATTTTGTGCAGTTTGTTTGTGCAGCATGTTGTGCAGCTTGGCCGGTTGCCAAAAGCACGTCAAGCACTTTATATCCGCTGGCGTAAACCGAACCTCGTTGATTGGAATCACCGCTTTCCCCCTGCAAAACCGCGCCAAACTCCATTGACTACGCTATTAAAAAGTGGTGCCCCGGCTAGGACTTGAACCTAGAACCAATTGATTAAGAGTAACGGAAATGGCGTTGCAGCGTGTTGCGCTGGAAGGGTTTACAATTCTTGTGCAGCTTCTAATGCAGGTAGGTAGTGCAGGTCCCAGTTAGAAGCTGGGCTTGTGGCGCGCGCGGACTTCCTCGACGACGCTGTGGACGTAGTGCGGCGCCTCCGTCGGATCGCTGGAGAGGATCGTTACGGGATCCAGCTCGACGCGCAAGTCGGCGGCGCAGGCGCGAACGTAATTGTAACGCTCGTCCGGCGACATAATCCGGAAGTTTCCGGGACCTTCGGACTTGGAACCGACGATGACGTCCTTCGGGACTTCGGGTATCCAGGCCTGGCGGGCGGCGATGGCGAGCCAGAGGCGGTCCTGCGTCTGGGCTTTGGTCCACTGGCCGAAGGGGCCTTGCTCGAGCGGTTCGCCCAGGGCATTGAGGGCGGGCTTGTTGTCGCGCCGGTAGAACGGCACCTGGCTCTTGAGGGCGGCCACGATGCCGGTGCTGTCGTAGACCGATGGGTCGAAAATTTTATCGATCTGCATGAGCAGGTTGGGCGCAACGAACGCGCCGGCAGTGCGGGCGAGCGATCGCTCGATGGCGGCGCCGCCTTCGGCCTTGTTGGCGTTGCCGAAACTTTCCAGGACGCGCTTGAGGCCGTCGAGCATTCCCTGGCTGACGATGACATCCGCACTCCCGCGCAATGCATAGACGGCGCGGCTCTCGGCATCAGCAGCGTCGCCTTTGCCGTAACGGTGCCAGTCCTGCCAGTTGCCAATCCAGGCCAGGCCGGCGGCGGCGGGCGTGTTGACCCAGGAGTAGTAACGGCCGTCGAGCGGGCCGATGCTGTTGGGGACCCAGCCGGTGGCTTGGAGCTGTTTCCGTTGGCTTGGGGAACTGGGGCCGCTGCCGTGGATGTACTGGCCGGCGAGGGTGCCGAGGGTGCCTAACAGGATGGTGCCCAGAACTGATTTGGCTAACAGGTCGCCGACTTCCCCACGCTCCATCATGGGCCGGCCGTAGAGCTCGCCCGAACGGAGGGCGGCGGCCGCGCGGAAGGCGCCGACGGGAGTCCAATTCAATTTCTCGTTCAGGATGTTAGCCACCACGGTGGTAAAGGGGATCTGCGATTTCAACCCGCGCCCGAGCACGGGGAATTGGGCGCGGGCTCCCTCGATGCCGCTGTGAACGGCTTCGGCGATGTAGCCAAGGAACCCGTAGGGCTTACCCAGATACGTCGTGCGCAGGGCAAAATCCCGGGCGAGGGCGGTTGAGCCGGGCATGTTGCTTTCGCGTTGCTGCTCGAGGATTTCCAGGACGCGGCGGCGGTAGTCGAGCTTGCTGGTGTTGCCGAGCCTGGCCAGCTCGCCGGCGGCCTGGGCGCGGGCGGCATCGATGCGCTCTGGCGTGTTGGCGAGCAGCTCGGTGGCGCGGGCTTGGGCGGCCTGGCCGCGCAGGCCTTCGGTGCGGGCCAGCTGGTAGGCAACCATCGACTGTTTGATTTCCCAGGCGGGCTTGAAGGTGCTGACGTGCAATGCGGAAATCTCCCGGCCAAACCATTTCCAGTAGTTGATGATGTCACCTTTTTCGCCGAACGGCTTTAGCTCCATGACACCGCTAGGATGCTGGCCTTCCCGCGCGCCCGTGACGATGCCGGTCTTGAGAATCTCCGCTCCCTGCAGGCCGCCCTTCTTCAGGCCGCGCCCGAACGCCTGGAGGGTGGCGGCGGGGCCGAGCCGGCCGCGCAGGAGGCTGATAATGGTCTGGCCCACTAACAGGTTCATGTTCTCAAAGGGGATTTTCGCGGCGGTGGTGAGGCCGGAGAGGACGTTGTTGTAGAACATGCCCATGGGGACATCGGCCAAGCGGGTGCCGGCCTGGCGATAGACCCAGTTGAGGAGCTGGGTGCTGGCGCGGTCGCGCAAAAAACCGGGCGGCTGCTTGTCGATATCGTTGGCGCGGCGGACCAGCTCGCGGGCAATCTCCGGAGTAATCTCGCGCAGGTTCATCCGCTTCTTGACCAGGTCGTGAAAGGCGGTGTCATCGAGCGCGCCCAGGCGGGTGAGCTTGATGAGATCCTCGGCGGCGCTGCGCAACTTGGGCGGGAGGGGCGGGCGTCCGGCCTGCTTCTGCAAGGCCTCGAGCCGGCTGCGTTTGGCGGCATCGGAGAGGGCGGTCCAACGGCGGTCGAACGTTTCCTGGAGCTTGCGGGCAGCTTCGCCGGTGAGGCCGGAGGCCTCGACGATGCGCTGGCCGATGCTCTTTTGGGTGGCGGGGACAGTCTCGGCGGTGGCTTTGGCTAACAGTTCGCCAAGCTGCAGGTTGTGCTGGCGGAGCTGCTGGCGGATGGCGCGGTCCACCGCAAAATCGGTGGCGTCGGCTGTGAGCGCGCCGGTCTGCCGGGCGCGCTCGGTGGCCACGCGCTGGGAGAGTTTGGCGGTGGCGGCCTTGACCATGGCGGCAAAACCGTTGTCGAGGCTGGCAGCCAGGCGGGTGGCGGCGGCCTGGTCCAGGCCGAGGCGCTGCTGCAGCTTGTCGCGCAGAGTGACACCCGGCTCTGCGCCCTGGTAGTGGTTGCCGGCAATGGTAGCGGCGCGTTCGGCCAGCTCATCGAGGATTCTCCGGAGAGCTTGCGGGGCGGTGAGGCCGGGCGGGCGCGGGGCGCGATTGAGCAGCTCATCGGCCTTGGCGCGGACCGCCACTCTCGCGTTCGCGAGGATGGCCGGACTGCTGGCAAACGGCTGTGCCAGTTCCATGATGACGGCGCGGTGGGTCTCTGGACTGTTAGCCACGGCGTCATCCACGGCGGCGCGGGCGGCATCGTTGGTGGCCGGGTCGATCCGGATTTGCTCCACGGCATCGGCATGGCCTTGTTGGATGGCGCCGGCGACGGCATCGACCTGCGGGCGGATCTCCTCAAAGCTGGTGCCGGCGGATTGGTCGAACACGTCCTGGGCCTGGCGGAGTTTGGCGGTCGAACTGGCGCCGTCGTAGAGCCGGCGGGCGCTGAGGGATTGAGCCACGTCGGTGCCGTAAGCATCAGCACGCCAGAGTTTGATTTGCTGATCGGCGGCGGCATTGGCGGCGGCCAGGTCCGGCGGGGTGGAGGTGCGGGCAACTGTCTCGGCGGCCCGGTAGTGGCGCTCCAGGCTTGCGCCCAGGGCGGCCCGGGTATCACCCGGCAGGCCGCTGCGCGGATCTACAAAAATGTTGAGGGCGGCGTCCGGCCCGTGCTGCTGGATAATGGCGGCGGCTTCCTGATTCAGCTGCTCGAAACTGCGCGGGGTGTAGAGCAGGTCCGAAGCGGTGCCGGCTTTGACCTGGTCGGAGATATCGGGACTGGATTGAATGGTGAAGGCGCGCTGGCGGATCTGGTTCCAGAGGGCGCTGAGATGCGGCCGGATGGTCTCGCCGAATTCGGAGAGCATGGCGGCGGACCAGCTGGCAAAATCATGCGCGCCGCGGGCGAGGATGATTGCGCCTTTGACGGCGTAAGCGGCTAACAGTTCCGGATCGAGATTGGCGTGGAAACGCTTCCTGCCTTCAGCGATGGTCTTGTCTGCCCAGAGTTCGACGTTGCCAGTTTTATAAACGCCCCGCACCGGGTCCCACTCGCGCGGCGGGAACTCGCTGTAGCGTTCCAGGGAGGGATTCGGGTAGGGCTGGCGGGGCGTGAAACGGGAGGTGTTGTCCGGAGGCGGCCCCTGGTGTGGCGGGTAGACGATGCCGGTGCGGTTGGCGGCCTGCTGGTAATCGTCGATGGCATCGAGGCGCTGGTTCTCGAGCTTGAAGACGCGGTCGGCGCGGTTGCTGCCCATGGCGCGCCAGTCGAGCTGGCCGCTGGGGCGGCGGGGAAGCTGGTCTATGAGGGCTCGGAGGGCTTCACCGGCCGCATAGGCGCGGGCGGCGGCTTGCTGTAGCTCACGCTCGTGCTCGGGTGTGCCAGGTTTTGGGAGTGAGCCAGGTCGCTCTCGCTCAGCAACCAGGCGCCGTTTGGCAAGGTCGTTAGCCGGCTGCCGTCCTTGAATTTCTCCACGTGCTTGCGCTTCATCGGGGGCAGCTTGGGCCTCCGGGCTGGACTTGTCAAGGGGGCGCATGCCGCCGGCGGCGCGGAGGTTCTGCATCCACTCGCGGGCTTCGAGCTGCAGGAGCCAGAGCCGGGCTTGGCGTTCGTTGAAGCCGGGCAGGTTCTGGCTGCGCAGCCAGGCGAGGCCATCCTCGATGGCCAGCCCTAATTTCCGACTGGCGCGGTAGGTCATGCGCATGGCGGAAAGGACACCGTGGGCGGCGGACTTGGTTAGCCAGACGGGCGCGCCGCTGATGCCCTCGAAAGGTTCGCTGCGGTCGAGAGCGGTGGCATCGATGGCGCGGGTGAGCCATTCATCGATGTGGTCTCTGGCTGCGCGAGACTGTTCGGCCCAGCCGATTCTGGCTTCGGCGGCGGCGTGGATGGTGTTGAGGAGATCTTCCGGAGATTCGAGGCGGCGATACATGCCCTGGTCGTGGAGCTCTTTCAGGACCTGGTCGGCTGGTTCGCCACTCGTGCGGCGCAGGATGTCTTTGGCAACGCTGTAGCGCGGCGCTGAGGCAGATGCTTGCACGGCGCGCGTCTTCGCGAACAACTCGTCGAAGTCTGCCGTCGACGGCACGCGGACACCGTTGGGAAAATTTTGCTCGATCCAATCGATGAGGTCCGGCGGCCTGTCGCCGAGATCGTGCGGAGCCGGCGACTCGGGTGGTTCCCAGGTGTCTGCGACTTCTCTCTCGGGCGTGGCCTTGGCGGGTTCTTCCCAGGGATCGGCGATCGGCTCTGCAGCCTTGCTGGCCCTTAGTGCGGCCATCGCTTCGCTCTGTTCGCGGGCCATTCTGGCGGCTTCAGTTTCGGGGCGGGGTGGTTCGGTGTAGAGCCAGCGGTCGCCCTCGAGCTTGTAGCCTTCGGGGAGTTGGATGCCGGCGCGGGCGGCCAGCGCGGCGCTCACCGGCTGGCGGGCGCGGATGTCTTCGGCGAGATACTTCAGCTCCGTGAGGGTGAGGGCTTGCGGCGGCGCTTCTCCCCCTTTATCCGGTAGGCGATTGCCAGGGCCTGGTTGATCGGGCGGCCGCTGTGGACCAGTTCCGAGACGTTGTATTTGAAGGCCTGGTTCGTTTTGGCTTTCTTGAGGGGCATACGCGATTTCTGATTTAGGATTTATGATTTCTGATTTGAGGCCGCCGAATTCGCTGGGGGCGGACGCGGGCGGCTGCAGGATTTCTGATTTCTGATTTCTGATTTCTGCTTTGCCTTCGGCCATTCCGTGCTTGATGCCTTGGGCGATGAAGGTGGCGTTGAGGCCGAGGCCGGCCAGGCCGCGACTGATCTTTTCCGGGTCTTTGTCGAACCAGCCTTCGGAGAGGGTTTGCACGTCTTCCGGAAGGGAGGTGAGCATCTGGGTAACAAAGATGGCGCTGATGGCTTTCTGGGCGAGGGCGGGCAGGGCGCCGGTGCCGAGGGTGGCCACACCGACGGGGCTGGTGAAAAAATTGACAGCGCCGGCCACGGGCTGCTGGATGCCGGCCAGGGCTTTCTGCGTGGCGTTCGGTTTGGCGGTGGGGCTGGCGGCGAGCCGGGCCTCGATGTCCTGCCAGGTCTCACCCTCCTTTTGGCTGAGGATAATCTTGGCGGCGTCCCAGGCTTCGGCGAGCTCCTGCGGGGTGAGGGCGTGGGCCACTTTGAGGATCGGCTCGGTGGCGTTGCGCCAGAGGTCCGGAGTGTGGCCGGTGTTGAGGTCGAACTGTTTACGGAAGGCGGCGTTCCTGGCCGCGAGGATTTCCGGGGTGGCGGCGGGCGTGGCCCAATCCAGCGACATGCCCGGGCCTAGCTCGGGGGCGGCGGTGCCGGGCTCCCACCAGTGCCAGGCGGGGGCGGGCTTGCTGGCGGCTTCTTCGGGTTGTTCCCAGGGATCGAGTCGGGAGGCGGGCGGTAGAGTTTCTGGCGCAGGGCGGTCCGCAGGCCCTTCCCACGGGTCACGCGCCGGGGCGGCGGTGTCCACTTGAACGGGCTGCGGTTCATCCCATGGGTCGCCCATAGGTCATGGGCTGCCTACGGCTTGCCAACTGCGTTTGTCGCGCGGGCCGTAACCGCCGATGTAGCGGTAGCTGATGCCACCTTTGCCTTCTCTCACCGTGCCGATGGGCGGCTCGATATCGGTGCTGCGGGTGGCTTTCGGTTTGGCTTCGGATGGCTGTTCGTCGGGCGTAAGCCTTGCGGCGGCGGCATCGAAGATTTTTTGGTGGATGGCGCGGCGGCGCTGCCACTCGGCCAGTTTGGCTGGGTCGGGCGCGGGGACGCGTTTCGGATCTTCCTTGTTGAGCAATTGCGCGGTGTGCCAGTTCCCGATGGCCTTATCGAGCGCCTGGAGTTGGGCCTCGGCGTCCTGGACCGTGCGAGTGTCGGCGTTCTGCTGGCCGGCTTCGCTGGCTTGCGGGACCTGGACGACCCGGCCGTTCACGCTGTAGGCGCCCGGCACCACTTCCCCGGTTTTGGCATCGATGGCGGGCTGGAAGGCGGCGCTGTTGCGGGGGACGACCTGGATGGACTTGCCGAGGCGGACTAACACACTGTCGCTGCCGGGCACATCGGTGAATTCCGGCTTGGCGAAATCGCGGGTCTCGGCCTGGCGGGCCTGGACCCGCTCCATGGCGGCCATGAACTTATCGAGATTCGGGTTGCCGATGAGGCCGCTCTGGGCGGAGGCGCGCAGGAGGGTATCGGCATCGAGGGTGCCGGCGGGGCGGCCGTTCGGGTAATTCTCGGGGCTCTCGTAAAAGTCGCCTAGCGCAGGGTTATCGTTAGCGCCGGTGGCCCGGGCGAGGGCGGCGTTGAGGCCGGACATCTGGGTGCGCTCGGTGTTGGCGGCATCGAGGTGTTGTTTGAGGAGATCGTTATTGAAGCCGACGTGCTTCAAGGTCTGGGCGGTGATGAGGCCATCGACCGTTCCTTTAATGGTGTCGGTATCGGCGTTCTCGAGGGCGGCGCGGGTGTGGTCGTCCACCAGGCCCTGGCTGTTGAGGGCATCGGCCAGGCCGAGATAGGTCTTGCGCTCTTTTTTCTTGGCGTTCATGCCTTCCAGGGCGCGCTGCAGGCCGGTGGCCAGCCCGGTGCCGGCCGAGCTGATGCCGCGTGCCATGAATTCGCCGGCCAGGTCGGGATTGGAAACGGGTGCGAAGGGCATAGTGTTAGGCGTTAGGCGGGTTGAGGGAGGCGGCGGATCATCCACCGGCGGACGAGGGCCTGGCAGCGGGGCCGGTGGCGGAGCCAGGCGGCCAGGCGCTGGCCGTGGCGGAGGTAGAGGGCGCGGAACCAGGCCGGGGCCTGGTCGAGCAGCCAGCGGCGGAAGAGTATCCAGCGCGGGTCGGCGAGGCCGAAGATTTCCCGGGCGACAGCGCAGGCGAAAGCAGCACCACCGGCGCCGCCGATGATGTTGCCGATTGCGCCAATCATCGCGCCTTGGATGGCAGCATCGTAGTTGCGCTGGGAGAAGACGTTGCTCCAGGCGGCGTTGAAGTTGGTGTTGTTCAGGTCCTGGGCGTAGCCGTTCAGGGGATCGTAACTGGGGGTGCGGGCATTGGCGGCGGGGAAGGCCTGGCTGGGCCGCCCGAGAACGGCGAGGCTGGGATCGACATTACTGGCCTGGTTAATCCCGGCCACGCTGGAGGCGAAGGCGCGGCGCTGGTTCTGGAGCGCTTCGCCAGCCCGGCCGGTGGTGAGGGCTTCCTCATAAAGGTCGCTCGGGCCGTAGCCCATGCCGCGCGCCGTCTGGCCAGAGCGCACTCCTTGCTGGATCTCGCGGCGGAGCGAGGGATCGAGGCTGGCCCCGAGACTCAAGCCCTGGGCGGCCTGCTGGTTCAAGGCATCGAGGAGCTGCTGTTGCTGCGGATTGCTGGCCTTGATGGCGGCCACGGCGGAGGGGCCAAGGTTGGCCACGTCGGCCACGTCGGCCGCGCGGGATTGGCTGTTGAGCCGGCTGGAGATATCCCCTTCGGTGCCGGCATACTTGCTGAGCATGGAGCTGATGAGGTCGAACTGCTGCGGGGCAATGATGCGGTTGACGTCGAACGATTGCTGGGCCTCGTCCAGCAGGGTGCGCGGCTTGGGCGGCGGCGGGGAGGAGCTTTTGTCGAAGAGCCCGGCGCTGCCGAGGGCCAGGTAGGAGGGATCAAGATTCCAGTCGCCCATGTGTTAGATTCCTTTCATGCCGAATTTGCAGTCTGTGACGATTTGGTAGCCCATGCGCCCGAGGAGCGGGGCAAAGCTGCCGTTAGAAGGGGTGAGGAAGCCAAGGGCTTTGATGCCCTGCATCCGGGCCAGGTTTTCCATGGCGTTAAAAACAATGAGGCTGTCGCGCGGCCCCATCCGCTCGGTGTGCAGCCAGCCCTGGCAGAGCGGCAGGGTGTTCAAGCCGGTGTAGCCGACAATCTGGCCGGCCTTTTCGATGACAAAATTCGGGGCCAGCACGAGGTGCCGGTCGAGGGCGGCGGCTTCCTCCAGGCGGCGGAGATCCTCGGCATCGCGGAGCAGGCGGATGATCGGCAGGTGGTCCTGCGGGGCGTGGTCCGAGCGTTTGGACGGGTTCATATTCAGATGGTGAAGCCGGAGAGGCTGAGCCGGTTGCGCGCGCCAGTGTCGAAGCATTTCCAGGCCAGATTCTGGCTGGAGACGGTGATGCGAAACGGGGCGGCGGAGACGAACGTATCGAGCGCGCCGGCGCCTCCGGAGCAATCGACGTGGACGGCGCCCAGACCATTGACGTCAGCAGCCACGGCCATGGCGCTGGTGAAGGCCCCGACGCTGCCGATCGTGCCAGTGATGGCCTTGGCCAGGGGCGGCACGGTGGCCTGGTAAGTGGTGAGGGTGGCGCCGCTCAATATTTCATAAGTGTTAGCGCCGCCGGCCGCTTTGCCGGTGAAGATATTGGTGCTGGCGAAAATGACTTCACGGCCGGTCTGGTAGAAGCTCACGAAGTTGGAGCTGCCATCGTTGCGCACCACTCCGACGAGGGCGCGGAAGTTCCATCCGGCCGGCAGGACCGGCTCGAATGGGGCAGTGGCGCCGCCCGTGCTGTTGACTGTTTTGCCATCGGCCAGGCTGAGCAGGCCGGCCACGTTGATCCCGTCGGAAATTATCCAGACGTAATACCAACTGCTGGCCGCTTCGCTGCCGGCGTCCAGCCGGTTGATGCCGGTGGCTGCATCCATGGTGACGGTGAAGGCCGCCACATTGACAGGCAGAGCGAGATTGCCGTCCACGTCCTTGAGCGTGATCTCATCCACGGCAATGGTGAGGGTGGCGTTGCCGGTGGATTGAATGACCAGGCCCCGGGCGTCGCCCGTGGCGCCAGTGGTGAGCTGGCGGGCGGGCGGCGGGCTGGGGAAGGCGCGAATACCTGGATTCATAAAGAAAAGGCGGAGGGTTGAAGCCGCTGTCCACCGCGAGAGAGGTTTGCATGCGCTTTCTCGCGCTGGTCCAGAGGTGGCATGGACAGCAGCAGGCGCATGTTAGTAGTCCCCTCCCACGGCTGTCACGTTAAAATTTTCGCCGTTGTTTGGGGCGGCGGCGAGCTTGTAGCCGTTAGGGAGCCAGAGCGGCTTGGTGGGCGTGACTCTCACGGAGGCAGCGCTCCAGACAGCCACACTGGCGCTGGGGGTGATGGCCGTGACCAGGATCTCCTCGAAGAGGAAATAGGTCGAGCCATCGGAAATGTAGAGCCGCACCACCCCGGCGGTGGTGGCGCCGCGGGCGACCGCTTCGACGCGGTCAATGCGGGTGCCGCTGGTGCCGGCGGACAGGACATCGACAATGGTGCCGGAGCCGTCGCGGTTGGTGTTGGCCACGCTGATGGCCTTGATGGCCGCGCGGACGGTGGAGGCGTATGTGGGTGTGTTAGCCATAATGGTTGGTGCTTAGTAGGAGTTGAGGCTGAGGTAATCATCGGCCGCCACGGCGGTGGCCGGGGTGGCCCAGGTGCCGTCGCCGCGCAGGAATTGGCCGATGTTGGCGGTGAGGGGTTGGGGGACGGCGCCGCTGGTTCCGTTGGCGCTGGCGGTGGCGCCGGTCATGAGCGGGACGGCGGCCGGGGTCCATTTGCCGGTGCCGCTGTTCCAGACCAGCACCTGGTTGCTGGTGGGGGCGGTGGTGCTGACGTTGGCCAGGTCGCTCAGGTTGCCGGTAACGGTGATGGTGGGCTGGCCGAGGAGGTTGAGCGCGTCCAGGCTGAGCTTGTCGCCCGGGTTGAATTGTTGCTGCGGGGTGAGTGTGACAGTCAATTGGCTCATTTATGATTTATGATTTATGATTTAGGATTTATGATTCCGCACCGTCGTCGCTGCGCTCGCTGATTCGGGTCTGCTCGTCTTGACGCACTATCCACTCCTGGACCTGGCCGTAGCGGGCATACCAGTTGCCGCAACCGAGGGCCGCGCGCACCGTGCCTCCGAGCGTGCCGGCCTCGTGGCGCGTTGCGAAAATCTGCGCGCTGTCGTAGTGCTCGCCCAATTCGGACAGGGCCTTTTCGAGGTGGGCGAGATTGTGGTTGGGCTGGCTCACGCGAAGGTTCCTTTTCTTTGGTCGGCCTGGAAGCCTTCGAGGCCGGCGGCTAACACCTGGATGCGGCCGGTGGTGTTGAGGATCTTGATCTGCGGGGTGCGGCCGAGGGATTGGGCGCCGCGCAATTGCAACGTGGCTTCCTGCTGCAGGTCGAGCTGGATACCGTTTTCGCCCAAGTCGATCTGGCTGGTTTGGGCGGGGAAGACGACCGAGTAATCCTCCCGGTGCGGGTCGAGAAAATTATCGCCGCTGTTGGTCTGGTCGTAGGCGGCGGCGTTGAACGGCTGGGTGAAGAGGGTGCGGTCGCGGGTGACGGCCGTGGCCACGATATCCTCTTCACTCACACCGTCGTTCAAAATGCTCACGGTGTAGGTGGGGCTCCAGGTCTGGATCTGGAGGGTGAGATCGTTGGTGCGCTTGCGGGCGAGGGGCGCACCGAGCAGGTAGCCGCGCGTGATGAGGCTGCTCTGGATCGGTTGCTGCGGGTGATAGGTGATGCTGGCCCAGGTGCCGGTGATGGCCAGGACCGGCATCACGCCGTTCGTGCCGTAGAAGCGCACCCCGCCGGTGATTTGGATGGCGGCGGTGTTCGGGGCGGACCATGGCCCGGTGGCCCCGGCGTAACAGCCGCCGAACCCGAGCTCATCGGTGAAGAGATTGGCCTGCGCCTTGGCCAGCGTGGAGACGCCCCAGGTGAAGACTCCGAGGCCGTGCGGATTGGTGCTGAGGCCCACAGCATACACCAGGTCGCCGCCGTTCACCTGCAGAGTGTTGCCGACGGCCTGCAGGGTGGGCGCGGTGAGGTCGAGGTAGGGCAGGGCCATCTGGTCCTCCCACGTTTCCTCGTAAAGGGTAATCCAGCCATCGGCCCCGGCGAGGAAGAGCCGGTCCTTGTTCACGAAGGTGGCGTGGAAGAGGTCCTGGGCGTCCCAGGCGTCGGATTCGTCGTGGCCGCTCCAGGCCTGGTTGCGGTAGTTGTAAACGAGGATGGCGTTATTGATCCCGATGGTGACGAGCTTGACGCTGGCGGTGGGCGTGGTGTTAGCCGGGATGCCGTTAATGGTGGCGGTGGTGGCGGTGGCGGTGAACACCGTGGTAGAGGTATAGGTGTTAGACCCGCAGGTGAGGCTGGCATCGCTGCCCCGGCGGTAGAGGTAGCTCTTGCCCACCACGAGCGGGGCGACGGTGAGGGAGCCGGCGCTCACCTGGAAGCTGGTCGGGAGCAGCTCCGGCCCGTAGGCGCGGGCGGCATCCAGCGGCACGGCCATGTAGAGGTGGCGGTTCCAGATGGTGGCGACGGCGTTTTGGGCGTAAGCGCCGTTGATCCGTTTGATGAGCGGCTCGATGGGGTCGCTGAACCAGCCTTGCTGGTTCAACTTGCCTTCGGCGGCCTGCAGCTCGCCCAGTTCGGTCAAGTGCAGGCTGGCAATGCCTTCATCGGAAAGCCAAATAAGGTCCGTGCCCACATCCACGGCGCTGCGGGCGGCCAGGCAGCCGTAACGGCGGGTGACGGGCAGGGCATTGGTTCCGGAGAGATCGCCCACGATGCTGGTAAGCCGGTAAACGCTGTGCCGCTTCAGGCAGATGATATCGGTCTTGCCAAAGGCGATGATGGTGACGAGCGGGTCGGCGTTGCCGCTGGAGATGGTGAACTTGTTGGCCTCGCTGTAGGTGTGGATGTCTAACAGGTCGCTCGCCCACACTTGATCGTCCGAGGTTTGCACCCAGAGGCGGTTGGCCAGCCAGATCGATTTGAGGGCGCGGGGCATGGGGGAAAGGCCAGCCTGGGTGACTTCCGGCGGCGGCACGACTACGAAGCCGATCCTGAGATCGGTGAGCTCGAGCGGGTCGGCATCGAGGCCCCGGTGGAGCACGAGGGTGCCAGCGGCCTGGGTGAAAAAGCAGCTTTGGGTAACGGTGGTGGCGGCGGGAAGTGTTAGCTGCACGGTGGGGTTATTGGCCCGGCTGGCGTAGAGGTTGCCATCGGCAGCGGTGATTTGCCATTCCACATTGGCCGCATCCACGAACGTGCCCCGGCCGTAGATCGTGCCCCAGGGCTGGATCCCGGCGGCGGAGATCTTGTTCATCCAGCCGAGTTTGACGGAGCCTTTGCGGGTTTCCGCCACAAGGTTGGTAAAGCGCATGTTCACGGCACTGGCGGCGTAGCGTTGGCGGAGGGCGCTGGGGTGGTAGCGCATCTCCACGCCGATGAAGCCGAGATCGCCATCGGGGGGCAGGACGGTGTTAGGTGTGCCGGGCGGGTTCATTGCCGAATTTATGATTTATGATTTAGGATTTCTGATTTCATTTTATGCGGATGACCCAGACGACTTCGTAGTAGGGCGGGAGAACCGAGGCGGGGTCAGTGGTGCCGCTGACGTCGTGGAGGTGGGCGGCGGAGGCCACGGTGGTGGGAGTGCCGCCGGCGTCGGTGCCGGCTACGTCGGTGTCTCCATCTTCCACACTGGTGGTGGTGCTGAAAGTGTGGGTGTGGGTGGTGGCGCCCCCGGTGCCGCCGCTGGTGGCGGCGCCGCGCAGGAACTGGGCGTTGCCGTTCAGGTTCGGGAGGGTCTGGCCGTTGAGCGGGCTGGCGGCATCGGCCACCACTCCGCCGTTGCATTCTTTGAACTCTGCGGGCAGGGCGGGTGTGCCGGTGAACGATTTGAGCCAGGGGACGATCGCGCCGACCGGGACCACGCCGGGTGCGCTGGCCGTGGGGGCGGCCCAGGTGCGGTCGCCGCGCAGGAATGTGCTGCTGCTGGCGGCGCCGCTGCCGAGCACGGTGGAATCGACCGAACTGGCGGCCCGGCTATCCGACAGGCGGGCGTCGTTGCCCTGGCACATCGTGCCCGAGCTGCTGCCGAAGCTGTACATGTCCAACAGGTCGGCCAGGCGGTGGGTGTGCGGCAACGGGGTGCGGGCGTCGGAGAGGCGGGGGTCGGTATCGGCGACGGCCCCGAGCAGCTTGCGGCCGCGCGGGGCGTTGAAGACTGTGATGTCGCCGAAATCGAGGAGCATTGGGGGAGAAGGCTAAAGGCTGAATGCTAAATGCTGAAGTTTCAGGTTCATGATTTGACGGGCCGGAGCCTTTGCGCGCGCGGAGGCCCCGGCCCTGGCGCTATGTGGTTATGGGTTGGCCGGCGGCCCGGCGGGAGGCGCGGAGCTGTCGGGGACATTGGCTGCGGCGACGTCGTCCACGTGGAGGCATTCGCCCACGTGTGACGGCGATGCGTCCATTGCAGGAGCTGCAGCCTGGTTGCAGGCTGTGGATTAGACCGACAACGTTGTTCAGCAGGTTGATGACCTTGTCGCCTTGCTTGGCTTCTCTTCCGTTTTTGTAGTGCATAGTGCTAGCTTTACTTCGTCAGTGGTTGGGTGGTCAGTGGGCAGTTGCGTCAAAACGTAAATCCCGCGAATGCTGTAAATACTTGCCTTCCGGTGGGGATTTGCGCGCCGATGCCGACTCCAGCGAACGTATAGCGCGTCATCTTTTTACTGACGCGCGCGCCCACTTCGCCGAAATATTTGTGGCCGGCTTCGTAGAAGTTGTAGCCGGCGTCGGCGTAGACGGACAACTTTGCGTCGTTCACTTTGAAACCGTAGGCCAGGCCGAGGTTTTGGCTGAGCCAGGTTCCGGCGATGCCGCTGGAGCGGGAGACGGATTCGAGCTGGAGGCCGCCTTTGACTTCGTAGCCGAGGCGCAGGTCGTTCGCCAAGTTTACGGGGCCTTGGATGGAGGCGATGCCGGCAGAGGCCTCGCCGCGAGTGTCCCACAGGTTGTTCGTGTTGAACGACGTGAAGTACTGCGTGGCGGTGGCGAAGAAGCTGTTGGGCGACGTCGGCACGGGCGGGAGGTTTGTGTCGTCGGCGCGGCAGATGGCGACGGCGCCGATGGTGAGGGCGAGTGCGGCTAGTCTTTGGATTCTGTTCATTGGTTTTGGTTTGGTGTGGTTGTTGGTGTTTGGGGACAGATCAAGCGCATGGTGCGCTCGAAATTTTCGGGGAGGAACCAGTCGCTGTGGCCGTAGAGCGGCTCGCGGATGGTCGTGACCTGGCGCTGGTTGTAGAGGCTCACGTCGATGGGGCCGTCTTTGCCCATCGTTCCGTAGCCGAGGCCCATCCAGCCGGTGAGGGTGCGCGACAACTGCGCCCACCACATAGCGCGGTCCTGCCCGGCAATGTAAACGGCGAGGCGGCCGAGGGTGGCTTTGGAGAGGCGAATGTCCAGGCCGTTGCTCAGGCAATCGCTGTCGCAGGCCGGGCTGAACAAGTGCAACTCATCGACGGCGCCGCCGAACTCCTGCAGGGCGCGCACGGCCAGGTCCGCGCCGTTGCTGTGGGCGACGATGGTGAGGTCGTGGTCGCGATATTGGTTCAGCAGTGTTAGCAACGCGTCGGCGTGTCGAGCCTGGAAAACGCGGCGGGTGAGCGGCAGGGCGAAGTACTCGAACTTTTCGGCGGCGCACTGGAGGTTCTTCAGCGTCCACGTCACGGCGAGATCGTTCCAGTCGGTCGACGCCGATGGCAAGTTCAGGATGCCGTTGATGAAAATATACGCTTTCATGGTTTTTTCGCCGGCTTCGGAACGTTCCAGGACGCCCCGAAGTAGTCCACCCACTCGCCGGTCTGGCGGTCGCGGCTGGCGGTGTAGTTGACCGAGTCCGGGAGCATCGCGCAGCCAGTCAGCCAGAGGGGCACCGCTAAAATAAACATGTAAGCTCTCATGATTTAGGATTTATGATTTCCTTTTGCTTTTCCCAGTCGCTCATTAACGCGGCGAAGTCGGCGGGGGTGAGGGAGGGGGCGCTTACTTTCAGGCTGGCGACGTGTTCGGCGAAACTTTTGTCGAGGAAGGCGGCGAGCGTCATGAAGCATTCGCCGGCCTGGCCGACGCTGAGCACGACCCAATCGGCCCAGGTGTAATCGTGCAATTTGGCGGCGCCGACATCGACGAATTGTTTGCCGAAACCGATGCAGAGCACGCCCAGGAAATAGCAGGTGCCGCGCAGGATGATGGGCAGGCGGCTCATCGCATCCTCCGTTCGAGCGAGCGCAGGCGGTTCTCGTGGTCCTCGAGCTGTTTATCCTGGCGGTCGTTCACTTTGTTGCGCTCCTCCATGGTGGTGAGAATCTGGGCCATCTCGGACTGCGCTTTGAGCATCTCTTTCCGGTCGGCCTCGTAGGTTTTCCTGGGCACGAAATTATTTTGCAGGTAAAGGACGGCGAAGCTGCAGCAGAGGAGCACGAGCCGGTAGGCGAAGGTGGAGTAGCGCAGTAAACTCGTTCTCATAATTGCGCGAGGCGGTAGAAGCGGCCGGGCCTCGGCCAATCGTAGACAGTGATTTGCTGGCCGCTGCCGACGATGCGGGCGGCGCAGGGGGTCCAGGAGCGGAGGTCCTGGCTGGCCTGGCATTCGTAGATCATGCCGGGTTGGGAGGTCCAGGTGAGGGCGATGGCGGGGCCGCAGACGAGCTGCCAGTTGAAGGCACCGGCATCGGCGGAGATGGCCAGCTCGCCGGTGGCCGGGTTCCAGAGGCCGGCGGCGGGCTGGCCGGCTGGCTCGTCTAGGATGGTGAGTGTTAGCGCCAGGCGGAGCGGGGCGGGCTCGGGATCGACGACACGCGGGAGGAGGGCGGCGGCGACGGCCAGGGCGAAGAGCAAAGAGCAGATGGCCAGGGGATGTCTCATGGTTCCCAGTAGACGCGGAACTGGTCGTTGGTGAGGCCGCCGCTGCGGCGGGAGGCGCCTTGCAGGGCCAGGGTGGTGGCGATGCCGTTGGTCTGGCTGGCGAAGAAGACGACGTTGGTGACGGCAAAGGGCACACCCTGGCAGGCGGACCAATCGAGCCGGGCATCGATGCGCTGGCTGGTGACGCCGAGCGGCTGAATGAGGGCTTCCATCCGCCAGACGCCGTTGCTGGCCGTCTGCAAGCCGCTGTCCAGGGCGGTCTGGCTGCCGTAGACGAGAGTGAGCTCGTTGGTGTTCACCCCGTTGTTGGTGAAGCTGCCGCTGGCGAAGAGCCGGAGGGCCGCGCCGTTGGTAAAGTAATGGGCCGGGATGGAGACATTGGCGAGGTTGGAGAGGGTGCCCAGTGCATTGAGATTGGTAAAAGCGGTGACGTTCTTGAACCAGGGCGCGCCCGGAGTGTAGCTGTTAGTGCCGGCGGAGAGGATGGCCACGTTGGCGTTGATGGCGTTGTTAGCCGAGAGGCTGCCAACGACCGTGACGGCCTGGGCGGAGGCGGCGCTGATGGAGTCTGCCCCGGAGGGGGCGACAAGGCTGCAGTTCTCCAGGCTCAAGCCGCCGATGGCGAGGGAGACCGGGCTGTTCGTGTTCCCGCCGGGGGTGGTGTTGACGCTGCGCAGCTTCAGGCCCTGGACAAAGGTGCGGCCGGCGGTGGCGGTCATGGTCAGGACATTGCCATTGGTGACGGTGGCCTCGCTGCCGGAGATGTAGTTGGTGCCGTTCTGGATGTAGAATCCACGAAACGATGGGGGAGTTAGCGCTGTGTCCTCATACTGGAGGGCGTTGCAGTGGAGGGTGCCGGTGCCGGAGATAAAGCCCCAGTTGCCGCCGGTCATCTTCTCCGTCTGAATCCAGGCCTCTCCGGACGACATACTGATGACGATGCCGCCGGCGTTAATCTTTTGCGCGGTGACGTAGAATTTGCCTCCCAGGATGCTCAAGCAGGTGGCAGTGTTAGGAACGACGGTGATCTCATTGATGTTGAACCAGGATTTAAAGCTGAGGTGGGTGGCGTCCTGGTAGAGGGCGATGTTATCGGCCTCCAAATACTGGCCGGTGTAGTAGATGCTGTTAGTGGCGCCGGCCGCCGGGTCGTGCCCCCAGACGGCGTAGCCGGTGCCGCGCCAGACCATGCGGCGGATGTTCACGTAGCAATCGGCCCGCTCCCAGTAGAAGCCGGTGCCCTGGCTGCCGCTGGTGGGGTTGAGGTTCAACACCTCGTCCATGTCGAGGAAGATGAAGGCGGCATTCTTGACGTAGAAGGCGTGGGCAAAGAGGCCGGCTTCGTTCACGGAGTCGTCCCCCACGATTGAGCGCAGGCCGTGGAAGATAATGCGGGAGGCGGGGTTGGTGATGCAGAGGACTGCGCCCAGCTCGGTGGTGCCGGCTCCGGAGGCGTCGAACCAATCGAACTCGCCCAGCCCCCCGATGGTGTTAGTGGTGGGGCCGCCCAGGGGCCGATCGTCGAAGAAGGCCCAATCGGCGCTGCCGCCAGCCATGCTGTTCGTGAGGATGGCGCCGGGATAGAACCAGTAATTGACGCCGGCCTTGAGGAGATTGGTCTGGCTGGTGTAGAGGCCGGGATAGACGTAGATGGTATCGCCAGACAAGGCGGCCGCCTTGGCGGCCGGGATGCTTTTAAAGGGCGCGCTGGCGTTGCCGCGTGTGCCGGAGCTGTCGCTCCCGTAAGAGGCATCCACATACACGCCCTTGCCAGAGGGCACAGCGGCGGGGGTGTCGAAGGCGGCGGGCTTAGCCGGAAGCAGCGCGAGGAGGAGAAGGGCGAGGATGGAGGCAAATTTAGGATTTAGGAGTTGATGATTTATGATTTCCGCCCACCCAAATCCTAAATCAGAAATCATAAATCTTAAATTTCTCACTCCCTCTTCCGTCCTCGTATTCGCGTTATTCATAGTGTTAGTCGAAAGAGAAGGTGGCATCGATGATGGCGTCGGAGGCGCCGCCCAGCGTCTTGGTTGCGGCAGTGCTGCTGCTGCAGATGTAGATGCCGTTGCTGAAAATGCGGGCGCTGGACCAGTCGAAGCCGCCGGTGGTGTCGGGCAGGATCTTGACCAGCAACTTGGGCGCATCCCCCTCGGCGGCCGCGCTGGCTTTGTCGTGGCACTGGAGGTAGATGACGCCGGCAGTGTTGTTGTAGCAGGTGACGCTAAAGAGCCGGGCGGGGGCGGCGGCGGCCTGGATGGCGTTGCTCAGGCCGTTGCTGTTGGCGCTCTTATCGGCGCCGCGAAGGCGTACGTTTCTCATAGTGTTAGTAGGTGCGGAGCGGCAGGCTGGCGGCCTGGCCTTGCTGGCGGTAGGTGTTGTCGGCTTCCAGGGCGAGAAAGCCCTCGGCGGTGGCGAGGGCATCGGCCCGGCGATCGTCCTGGTTATCGCCGGTGAGCATTTTGCTGTAGGCGGCCCAGATCAAGTAGCCCTCGAAGAGCTCGGGGATCTGGACCACGCTCCAGAGGCTGGCGTTGCTGGTGGGGGTCTGGCCGGCGGTGGTGGTGGCCAGGCAGGTGTAGAAGTTGCCATCGATGGCCCCGGAGTTGTCCCAATACACCATGTCGCCGGCGGCGTAGGCGGCCGTGATATCGAGGGCCGCGCCTTTGAGCCGGGGGCGGCGGCTGCGGAATTGCACCCAGCAACGCGGGCTGGCCTCGGCCACGTAAAGGGTATTCTGCGCGACGCTCCAGGGGATGCTCCGCCAGCGGGGGTTGACGCGCGGGTCGGAATCCTTGACGTCAAACACGTCGCCGATGGCCGTCTGCCCGGAGGCATCGAAGCTGATGCTGCGCAGGAACGGGGTGAGGAGGCCCCATTTCTCATTGCCGCCGGTGGCGTCCGGCACGAGCGTGCCGCTGGCGGTGTGGGTGGTGTGGCACTGATAGTAGCGGTTGGTGACGGCGTAAAACACCTTGTCGCCCACGGCGTAGGCGGTGCCGCTCACCCACGGGCTGGCGGAGTAGCTGGCCATGCTCTCGGCCCAGTAGGCGCTGTTTTCCACGTAAGCGCCGCCGGAGAGGAGGGTGGGCGCATTGTTCGTGTTCGTGTTGCGGAGGCTCTGGAAATATTTCTGGCTGAACGGGTCGTAAACCTCATCGGCCTTGCTGTAAGTGCTGGCGCTGCTCCAATTGGCGCGGAAGTAGCGTTCCTCCAACTGCATCAAGTCACTCCACCATTCGCTGCGCCAGGCGTCGCCCAGCGAGAGATCGAGGTGGCCGCGCAGGACCGGGTAATCGGCCCGGCCGGGCAACTGGCTCTGGCCGGTGAGCAGCTCCATAGCGCCCTTGAGGAGGCGTTCGCCGGTGGTCAAACGGATTTGCGGGGCACTCATGGGGCGAAGGGGGCAAAGGCTAAATGCTGAAGGCTAAATGCTAAAGGGGGCCAGTCCGAGCGTTTGGACGCAGCTGGAACGGGATGGACTTTAGCATTTAGCATTTAGCCTTTAGCCTTCTCTTCGGGGTAGCTCTTGCGGAACCTGGGCTCGGCGCGGAACCAGCCGGTGTCGCGCTGGAAGCCGACCTGCAGCCGCGTGCCGGTGCTCTTGACTTTGCACTCCGGGGCGATGCGGTCGAAGTACTTGGTGAAGCCCTTGTCCTGCCAGCAATCGTAGCTGCCGAGATCGTGCGCCCAGAGGTGATAGGCGCTGGGGTGGACGCGGCGGACCACTTCCCCCACGCCATCGATGCTGCGGGCTTCGCGCAGGCTGCGGTCCAGCGCGTTCTGCTCGGCCTGGGCCTGAAGCATTTCCAGGGTGAGGGTCTTCTCGTAGAGCTGGCGCAACGCCTCGTGCAAGGCCGGGTCGCTGTTGAGGAGCGATTGGTCGAGCGTGAGATCCTGGTCGCCGGCCAGGTCCTCCGCTTCCAGCTCCGCCGGCAGCGAAGACAAGGCTAAAGGCTCAATGCTGAATGCTGAAATGCCTGCCTTGGCCCGATCCATTTTAGCATTTAGCATTTAGACTTTAGCCTTTCTTTCTTGGAGGGCGGCGGAGAAAACAAATAAACCCCGCCGCCCGGTTCCACAGCCCGGGGGCGGGCCGGTGTTACACCGCGCCCCGGGGTTGATTGGTACGTTAGCGAACTTTGCTCAGGTCGATGGCGCGGAAGTAGATATCGATCTGCCCGCCCAGGTCGGTGCTATGGGTGGGAAGGGTGCCGCGCAGGCTGAAACTGGCATCTAGATGATTGGTGCTGGCCATGGGGATGTTCACCACCAGGTTGGTGCTGAAGGCCACGAGCGGCCCGTTCAAGGTCACGATGTTGCTGCCCTTGACGTTGATATCCATGCCCAGGACCGGCCCGAACAGGTTGGTCGGGAGGGCGGTGGTGATGGTGCCGCCAAAGCCGACGTTGAACATGAGGTTGCTCATGGTGGCGCCGGAGTTGGTGAAGGGCGTGGTGAGATACCAGGCGACCGGCCCGATCTGGTAATTGGTGCTGATGTTGCCGGAGCCGGGAAACAACTGGACGCTCTTTTCGCCGGCGGCGGCGTTCGTCAGATCGGTGTAGGTGACGATGGCGTGGTAGTTAAACCCGGTGGCGGCTGCGGTTTCCAGCGAGAGGGGCTGGACGTCCAGGGGCAATGCTGAAGGCTCAAGGCTGAAGGCTAAAACAGCCAGGCCGATGAGCGCGGTGGTTTTGATGATCTTTTCCATGAATTTATGATTTATGAATTATGATTTATGATTTGGGTTCAGTGCGGCTGTTAGCTGGTGCTGCTGAATTTGCCGAGCGGTTTGGGGTTTTTCACTTTCCACGACAGGATCGCGTCGGCCAGGAAACGGGGCCCGCCGCCGCGATCTTCGAGCTGCTTGACGCGCGGGTTGCGCTTGTAGTTGAGCTCGAGGAGTTTCATGTCCGGAATCAAGTAGCCGCGCCGGAGGTTGCCGCCGCTGCTGCCGCCGAAATTCGGGTGGGCGTTCCAGAGTGTGAGGTGCAAGTCCAGCGTGCCGTAATCGCCCTTGAACTGGTCGACCACGTTATCGATCACCCCGTTGAACTGCGTCTGATACATCCGGATGATGGAGCGGGTGTTCGTGCTGCCGGCATCCGTCTGGGTGAAACTACCGAAACGGCGCTTGAGGATGGGGCTGGCTAACAAGATGCCGTTCATCTGTTGGCCGGTGATGGTGTAAATATTCTGCATCACATCCTGGATGTCCGATTCCGCCACACTGGCGGCGCTGGTGGTGTTGAGGCTGCTGCTATCCGTCTGGTAGTTGGTGTTGACGGGCAACACCGTCTGGCTGCTGGCCTGCGCGGCCCAAAGGCCCAGGCCACGGCCACGGTAAGGCACGCCGGCGGCGCCGGCCTGTTGCTCCTGGTCGCCGCACATGAAGGCCTCGATGGCGCGGCTGAGGCGCTCGAGTTTCTTCATGATGGCTTCGGCCAACTCGCCCTTGGAGAGGCCGGCCACGTCCGACACGTTCTCGGCCAGGTCGGACACCATGGCGCTCTCGCGCACTTTCATGGCGTAGGTCTGGAGCCGGGCGCGGTTCTGGACGGCGTTGTCGAAGGTATCCACATCCTTGCCATCTTCGACCGAGTTATCCACGGGGGTCTCGAAGTCGTCGGCGAGGAACTCGACTAACATGTTGGTGATGGGCGGGCCTTTGGGGATCATGGCCAAAAGCGGCTTGGTCTTGGCATCGACCCGGGTGATGTAGTCGGCTAACATTTCTCGTTTGCCGATTTGGTTGCGTTCGATTAACATTGGTTTATTCCATTTTCTGCAAGAGCCTCCTGAAATGCTGAAACGCTGAAAGGCTGAAAGGCTGAAATGATTTCAGCGTTTCGTAATTTCAGTTTTTCAGCTTTTGGGTTGGTCATGATTCGACCAGGTCCAGGATGGTGGCGGCGGCGCTTTCGGGGTTGCCGGTTTTGAGGAAGTCGCTGGTGCGCTGCTGGCGGGCGGCGCTCTCGGGGTTGACGGCTGCCGGGAGGGCGGCCGGTTTGCCGGGGCGGGCGGGCGGGGCCGGTTTGGCCGGGGCGGCCGGTTTGGTGGCGGCGGCTTTGGCTTTGGCGGCCTGCTGCTGGCGCCAGGCAATGGCATCGGCTAACACCGACAGGTGATCGGGGATGCGGGCGACTTCCGGGAAGGCGCGCAGCACCTGCTGGATCATCTGGTACTCGGGGCTGCTCTTCTGCTTGAGGAACGGGTGTTGCTCAATCGCGGCGCGGGAGTGTTCGGCCGTCTGCCGGGCCAGCTCGGCCTGGTGCTGCTGGAGACGGATCTCGGCCGTGGTGAGCTGGCGGATGAACCTGGTGCGGGCCTTGCGGAGCTGCTCTGGGCCGTAGGTGACTTCCTTGCCCTGGGCGTCGGTGAGCGTCAAGCCTTCCGGATGGGCCTCGATGGTTTCGAGCCACTGTTCGGTGACGGCTATCTCCTGCTGGAGCTGGCGCTCGGCGGCGGTGATGGTGCGCGGGGCTTGCTCCTGCTGCTGGGGCGCTTCTTCCAGCTTGGCTTTGAGCGCATCCCGCTCCTCACGGAGCTGGGCGGCGCCTTCAAGCTGCGCTTTCAGGGCGGTGCGCTCCTTCAGCAGTTTGGTCAGGCGCTTGGTCGCGCTTTTGGGCCAGGCATTGGAGGCAGCCTCCTCGGCCAGGGCGGCTTCGTCGGCATCCGGCTCGGCTTCTGCATCCGGTTCCGGGTCATCCCCGGTGTTAGCGATTTCTGGTGCTTCTTCCTCTGGGGCGGTTTCCTCGGCTGGGGCCTCGGCGGCGGCAGGCTCTTGGGCTGCCTCCTCCTGGGCCGCAGCGGCGGCGGGCTCGGGCTTGGGAACGGCGGCGGGCGGGGCGACGGGTTCCTCGGCATCGAGGGTGATGCTGTCCTCCAGCAGGCTGCGGGTAGCCTGCTGGAGGGCGGCGTTGAAGTCGGCGGGCGCGGCGCCAGGGGCCGGCACCGGGGCGGCCGCTCGGCGAGGAGCGGGCTTGGTCGGGGCGGCAGGAGTGGCGGCGGGCTTGGGCGCAGGTTTCTCGCTCCCCGGGGCCGGGGCGGCAGCGACTGCGGGCGCTGGTGATGGGGCGGTATTGGTGGTTACTTTTGGCATAGCGTTAGCCGGCTAAGGCGGAGCGGGGTTGCTTCTGGGGAAACGCGGGGCAACCGAGAAGGACGCGGGCGGGGAATTTAAGATTTATGAATTCGGATTTATGAATCCGGGATTCTGGTTCGACAATTTTCCGCACGGGCGGCTAATCGCACGAGAGGGGGGCGCTTGAGAAGGGGAAATATTTGAATGGGCAGTGATGGGCAGTGATGGGCGGTAACTTCGGCGACGTTTGGGGGAATTTCTGATTTATGATTTCTGATTTATGATTTGGGCGAACATGCGGTGCTGCAGGTCGCGAGCGATGCGTTGGGCCGCCTCTTCGAGTTTAACGGAAAGAAGTGCCTCGTTTAAATCTTGTGGCTTTTCAAGCTTGCGCCGCATCTCTTCCATCTCCGGGGTGAGTTTGTAAGGTGCGCGTTGCTGAAGAATTTCAACCGGCTTCATGGGGTGTTTTCCAAATCATAAATCATAATTCATAAATCAGAAATTTCCTCCCCCTCCTTCTCTGGCGGCATCATCGGCCACAGGCGGTAGGCGCCGGAGCGGAGGTCTTCGAGGTCCTGCTTGAAGTCGCGCAGGCCCCGTTCGTGGCCGGCCCACCAGGGGCGCTCGTCGGGCGGGGTGGCGGCGTGGGTGCTGTTGTCGTTGGCGTCCTTGATCGTGTCGTCGAGCAGAGCGATCAGGCCGGTCCACAGAGGACTCGTTGGCGGGTGGGCCTGGAGGGTGTGGGCGAGTTCGTGGAGCTGGTTTGGGGCAAGCATATTTAAGATTTAGGATTTAGGATTTAGGATTTAGGAATTGGGGTTAGCTGAGGCTGAAGGTGGCAAGGACGAGGTTTTGCCCGTCCGTATTTTGGAAGTGGACGTGCATCTGGCGGTGCTCCGGACCGCGTTTGGGTTGGCGATTGGTGTAATAAGGGAGGATATACACGGTCTTCATGTCGAGCATCGCATCGATATGTGCAAGTTCGCCTTTGAGGAGGAATTGCGGCATCGGCTGGCCGATGGCCCAGGGAGGATTCATGGACGGGACGGACCAGGATGGTTTAGAGTCGCTCATGATGCTTGTGATTGCGATTGTTCTGGCGGCGGCGTGCTGGGTGCTGATGGTGTGCCTGATCGGGGCGGCCCTTTAGGAGCTGCTGCGTTAGGGTCGTGCTTCAGGATGTACTCCGCGATCAGGCGGAGCGCATCACCGTCAGGCAGGTCACCATCGGTGGCCAGATCGTAGATGTGGTCAATTTGGCGGCGGAGAGCCTGCTCGTTGTGTTCGGAGACCCACTTCGCCGGCTGCAATTCATCAAACTGCTTTTCCCAGCCCATTTCCATGAGGAGGCGCAGGTCGTTGTCAGTGCTGGTGAGGGCGGCGCCGACTTCGCGCGCCCATTCAACCGCGATTTTGAGCGTCGGGCTGCCGGCGATGGCGGGATGGCGGCTGGCCAGTTGGACGGCGCAGATGACGGCCCAGAGCTGCAGCTTGTTGCTGACGAGCTGCACCGGCTCGGTGCCAGGAAACCGCGCCATAGCCGCTAGCAGGCGTGGATGTGATTTATGATTCATGATTTAGGATTTATGATTTGGCGGTCATTGAGGGCGGGCAGTCGCGGTGCGGTTTCCAGCCGCTGACGATGCGAGTGCCTTCGGTTTTGCCGTCTGGCAGGAGCAGGCTCCACGGGGCGCAGGGGCTCCATTGGGCCAGCCAGCCGCTCTGCGACGGGTGCGCGGTGGCGAGTGTGATGTCGCCGTCATAATGGTAGAGCAGCACCAGCGGCTTGCGCCGTGGCCGCAACTTGCGGAGGAGGGAGAGGAATTTGTTCATGGTGTTAGCAAATCTTAAATCCTAAATCATAATTCATAAATCTACGCTTGCCCCTCCGGCTGCACCCCAAGCCTCCCGATCTGCTTATTCTGGTCCTGCTTGAGGGACATCTGCAGGTTGTCCTGGAATTTCTGGAGCAGCTCCTGGAAGCGCGGTTTGACTTTGCTGGGGTCGCCGCCGCGCATCTGGCCCAAGGCCTCGAGGTACTCCGGGTTGGCGCCGTTGCCCTGGGCGTCGCCGAAAATTATCTGGCGGGCGAACTGGAGTTTCATGCCGGCGGCGGGGTCGTTCTCCACGTAATCCGGCTCGTTGCCGAGATACATGAGCGCAATCTGGCTCTTCATGTCGTTGAAGGTCTTCTGGCTGGCCCCCTGCTTGTCCTGGACTAACAGTTGGGCGTATTGCGGGTCGATGGCGAGCATGATGAGTTTGACCAGCGTGGAAAGGTCGATCACCCCGGCGCGGTCCAGCGGCACGGCCAGCTTGGTGATGGCTTCGAGCTTCTTCCAGACGAATTCCATGTCCAGGTCCTTAACGTCGAAGTAGAGGGAGAGTTCGTATTCCCCCTCGATCTCCTCCGCCGTGCTGGGGAAGCCGGGATCGCCGCCGCCCATCCGGGCCAGCTCGGCCTCGTCGGCGTTTTCCTGGATCAGTTTCAACATGGCGGCGAACATGGCCTGGGCGCTCCCCAGGTAACGCTCGGCCATGGCCTGGAGGCGGAGCTGGGAGAGGGCAGGCGGGACAATCGGGCGCAAGAGGCCGAACTTGTAGGCCAGGCGCTGCTCGGTGTGGGCGAGCAACTGGAAGCCCAGCTCCGGGTTGCCGGTGGGTGGCGGCATCGGCTCGATATCGCCGGCACGCTTGCGGGGAATCTGCGCGCCGGGACCGGCCTTGTAACGGAGGCTAAGGCGGTTGGCCACTTGCCAGGCCGGGTTGATCTCGATGTCCTTGCGGTCCTCGAGCTGGTCGAGGGTGCGCTTGATTTGCTGCTGGTCGCTCCCGATCATTTCCGGGATGCCCATGTTTTCGTGGAAGTTGCGCTTCTTCTTTTTCCAGCGGTATTCGATGCTGTCGTATTCGGCGCGGGGCAGGGGATAGTGCTTGGCATAAAGGTCCTTGCCGGCCTCGTCCTTGAGAGCGTGCGGGCAGTAGATGGTGCACCAGATTTGCGGGACTCCCTCCGGGCTGGTGTAACGCTGGAAATGGTGGATGACTTCCACGAGGTTGCTCTTGGTGTTAGACTGCTTGTAGGCGTAAGTCTCGGTGGTGTCGTCGGTGGCGAAGTTATCGCTGTTGTCGGCCAGGTCGATGCCGTCGCCCCAGGCGCTGCTGCTGCCCACGGTCTTGATGGCCCGCTCGCACCAGGCCTCGGCCCAGCCATCGGCGGCGCGGTGGGCCTCGACATCGGCGGGGGTGAGCCACTCACGGATGGCTTGCCAGGGAGCGCCGTCCAGGTCGGTGGTTTCGGGCGGGAGAAAGAAATCGTAGCCGGGCTGGCGCGCCACCACGTCCGGCCCGTTCCGGTGGAGGTAAGGGGCGGGGAAGCTGGATTTGCCTTCGGTGCGCAGCTGGCGGGCCACCTGGCGGGCCTTGGCGGCGCTGAGCTGATAGTTTTCGAGGAAGCCTTCGCCGTAGTTCTGCCGTTCCTGGCGGTAGAGCTGGGCGGCCAGCTGCTGTGCAAACGTTTGGACAAGCTTGGCCACTTCCTCCTCCCGGCTGGCGTCGGCAACCATTTGCGGGAGCTGGACGAGGAACTGCAGTTTGCCGATCTGCTCGGGCGGGAGCTGGCCGGCCTGCGGGCTTTGCAGGGCGGCGGCGGCCTGCTGGGCGGCGGCGGCGATCTCCTCCAGGCTAACACTCTGCTCCTTCAAGGCGATTTGGGTCTGCCAGCTGGTCTGCCAGACGCTGGCGCCGTAGGTGAGGCCGAATTGCCAGATGAAATCGGCCTCGTCGTTCCAGGCGGCGCGGTGCCGGTCGCGATACTTCTCCATCACTTTCTTGACCGAGTCGGCCTTGGCGAGCTGGCTCGGGCTGGTGGGCTTGACGGAGAACTGGGCGCGGCGGAAGGCGTTGCTGAGCATGTCGCCCAATTCCTCAATCACGTCATCGGCGGTGTAAACGCGGCCATCCCAGGCATCCTCCCACGGCACCGGGTCGCGGCCCAGGGCCTCGCGGTGCTTCTTGTAATCGCTGGTGCGGCCGTGCCAGCGGCAGTAGCGGATGCGGTCGTTCCACTCGCGGCGGACCGATTGGCTGGCGATGCCGCCGGCGCGCTTGAACTCCTCGTGGAGTTTGCCGAGGTCGGGAGTGGGGGAGATTTCAGGGGGATTGGGCATAATTTATGATTTAGGATTTATGATTTATGATTTGGGAGGTTGGGGCGCGGGCGGGGTGACGACGATGGGGAATTGGGGAGCTTCTTCGCTTTGCTGTTGCGGTTGGCGGAGCCAGCGGTTGTGGCGTTCACGGGCCAGGGCGTCGGCCAGGGCGTAGGCTTTGGTGACAAGGAAGGATGGCTCGTGGCGTTCGCTATCGCCGTGGGAGACGAGGGCCGCGAGCATGCGCTCAGCGGTGCGGTCGCGCCGGCCGAGGGGTTTGGTGTTAGGTTGTGGGTTTTGGTGCATAGAGTTTTGAAATCATAAATCCGAAATCATAAATCATAAATTTCTCACTGCCATTCCGGCCCCAGTATTTTGGCCAAATCGCTCTTACGGTAGAGGGCGTAGCCAGCGCCGGGCTTCTTGCGGCCTTTGCGGCGGCGGTGGAGGAGGCCGCGAATCGCCCCGAGTTTGCCCAGCGGCACGGTCGCCTGGGCGTCGCTCACGAACACCCGCAGGCTGTCGATGGCGGCGTCGGGGATGCCGGTCGCAACCACGTCGCTGCGGCGGATGAGGGGAGGAAGGCGGTGGAAATCGGCGACAGTCATTCTCAAATTTATGATTTATGATTTAGGATTTATGATTTGGGGCAGCCAGTTTGAGCGCCTCGTGCTCGAATGCGCGGGCGAGGAGTTTAAGGTTGGTCCAGCCTTCGGCGTCTCTGGCCTTTGTCAGGCTGGCGGCGTGGCGCAGCGCGTCGGCCTGGACCTGCCGGATGAAATTGGCGCGGACGCGCATTATCTCAGCAACGCTGGATTCCACTGGAATCGTCGGGCAGCGGGCGGCCCATTGGTCGGCGGGCATCATGCGGAGAGGAAGTTGTCGTCGCGGTGGCATTCCTGGCAGTAGTAGTCGCCGCACGAACAACGGTTGGTCTTGGGCGCGCCCTTGGTGGCCTTTTCGGTTTGCGCGCTAAATCGAGTCGAGAAGCCGTTGGAGAGGATGGCGCAGAGGGGGCAGGCGTCCACTTCGGCCTGCGTCCGGTGCGTGGCTGCGTGGTCGGCCACGCATTTGGCGAAGGCCTTGGCGAGCGATTGCCCGATCTCACGGGCGGTGGCCTCCAGTTTCGGATCGGCCTTGACGGCCTGGCTCAGTCTTTTGAGTTCTTCATTTTCCATAAAAATCATAAATCAGAATTCATAAATCCTAAATTATTGTTGGTCGTATCCGCTCCTCACCGCCATCGAGGTGTCCCCAATGTGCTCCGGCTCCGTCTTCACATAGTACCAGTCCGGGTCGACCACGTCCTTAAGGGCGCCCTTTTCGCCATCGATGCCGGTGTATTCCTTGTAGGCGTAGATCGATTGTTCGCAGGCTTCGACCACGTACCACTTCGGGCAGTTGAGCACGCTTAAGGGGCGGGCGATGTCGTAGTGGAAATAGCTGTTGAAGATCTCCAGGCTCTGCTGGTTGCTGATGGCGTGGCCGCCGCCCGGGGCCGGCTCCCAGACCATGCTGGGGCCGATGAGCCGCCCCTGGCCGTCGTACTGCTCATCCTCCATCAGGGCAATGATGCTGGTGCCATCCTCGGCTGTGGGCACGGTGGCCCCGCCCATGCGCGGGTCGATCAGGCGCTGTTCGATCGGTTCGGCATCGCGGCCATCCCAATGGCCGGCTGTTTCATCCCAGATCCAGCCTTCGGCTTCGAGAATGAGTTTCTTGTAGCGGACGATTGACGGATCGAAGTCGTAACGCTGGGCCGGGCCGGGGTAGCCATCCCAGCGGCGCTTCTGCACGTCGGCCAGGATCGATTTGCTCGGCTCGGCCCACGGGCCGTGGGTGCTGGCGGGCGGCCATTCCCGGTAAACGAAATGGTGGCCCGGCTCGGCCCCGGCGCGGTACCATTTGATGAACCAGTTCTTGGAGCCGCCGGGATCGGCGACCACGCGGTTGGTGCCCTCTTGGGGCAGCTGGGGGAAAAGGATTTCTGATTTATGATTTATGATTTCGGATTTGGGAGCCGGCCGCCAGGGATGCGGCGGGACGGGGCCGATGCCGTGCCAGGGGTGGCCGGGGGCGCGCACTAACACGTTGACGCGCTCGGAGAATTTGGGGAAGGCGTTGCCGACGGTCTTTTCCGCGTAGCCGTAGGCGCGGATCTGGATATAGGCCTTGCTCCGGGTGGCAATCATTTTCTCGAGGTCGCCCTGTTTGCGGAAGGGGCTGTGCTCGGTAAAGGCGAACATCACGGCCGCATTCTTGCGCCGGCATTGCAGGATATACGGCATGTGGCCTTCCGGTATCTCCGGCTTGTTCTCGAAGTTGCGCCCGGGGAGGAATTTGCTGGGCCGGGTTTCCAGCACTTTGGCGCCGGAGACCAGGTCCTGCACCACCGTGGTGTAGCCTTCCGAAGGGGTGAAGCCGCCCAGGATCTTCCCGCCCCGGCCGAGCATGCGGGTGCGCAGCTCTTCCAAGTGGCCGAAGGTGATTAACTCATCGTAAGCGGCGAAGCGGAACTTGTAGCCGGCCAGGACATCCGGCTCCTGCTTGTAGAAAAAGAAGTAACCTTTGCTGCGGTTGGGCAGGACGAATTTATTGTCGGAGAAGCCGGTCTTTTCCCGCCAGGAGACATCCACGTGTTTGCCGATCCGCCCGAGGTCCCGCCACTCCGGCGGGAGGTAGCGGTAAACCAGGTTCTGCTGCTGGGCCTTGCTCGTATCCTCCGTCTTGTGGAGGAAGCCCACCTCGATGGTGTGCTCGCGGACTAACATCTCCACCGCCATGTAGGCCAGGCACCAGCTTTTGGTGGAGTCGTTGCCGCCCAGGATGAGCAGCTCATCATGCTCGCCCCAGCGGTTGCCGTGGAGGAGCTCGCGGGCATCGGCCCACCAGGCCGGGCGGAAGCCGTGGCGCAACGGGTCGTGGGCCATCAGGCGAATGAGCTGCTCGCGGTCCTGCAAGGCCTTGATGAGCTGCTCGCGGCCGTCCGGCAGGTCCAGGAGCGGCTCGATCTCCTCCGGAGTGGGCAGTGGGAGGACGGGGTGTTGCAGGGTGATGTGGAGATCGCTTTGGTGGAGGTCGGCGAACAACTGCTGCAACAAATTTATGATTTCTGATTTCTGATTTATGATTTGGGAAGAGGGGCCCGCCGCGCGATCGCCTGGCGACAGAGTAGCGCCGGGGGAGTTCTCAAGGGGCGATGGGGGCGCGGCGGGCACGGTCAATTATGATTTAGGAATTATGATTTATGATTTTCAGGCGCGGGCGTAGGTGGTGGCGCCGTCGGGTGAGAGCGTGCCGGTGAGGAGCTTGCGGTCGAGGCGGCGTTTGAGGAACACGGCCATGTTAGAGAGGTCAGCCTTGGGGTGGATGGTCCGGGCGTGGGCGCGGAATTGGAGGCTGGTGAAGGGGCAGGGGATGGTGGCCAGGGCCTGCTCCATGATTCCCACAGGGCTGTCGGCGGCGTAGTCGTGCGGCTTCTGTCGCTGGGGCGAGGCCTTGCGCTCGGGCTTGGGCTCCTGCTTGCCGTTCATCTCGTCGCAGAGGTTGATGAAGGCTTCGGTGATTTCGAGCTGGCGGCGGGTTTGGGCGGCTTCGGCGCGGATTTCTTCGAGGTCGATCTTCATTTTATTTATGATTTATGATTTGAGGATTTATGATTTTTCAGAACGGGCGGCTGAGTTGCACATCGGTGGTTTTGCGTTTGTGTTTGTTGCAGTGGGCGCAGAGGACCTGGAGGAGGCCGGCCCGGGCCTCGGCGCGGTAAACGGAAATGCGGTGGCTCCATTCCAGCTTCTGGTGGCTCCAATCGATGCCATACTTATGCTCGATCTCCAGGGCGTTCTCCTCCGTGCCTTTGGTGCCGCAGGCCACGCACTGGCCGCCCAGCTCGGCTATGAGCCGGTCGTAGGCGCGCCGCGCCCAGGCTCGCTGGCGTTTGCCCATGTCACTTCTTCTTTCCTTTCTCGGGCACGAGCGTGATGGTGGGCTTGGCGATGACGTAGTCGACCGCTGCTTTTCCTTCTGTCCATCGCACGCGCTGGCCCAGGTGGTTTAGCGTGATCGGGTTCTTGGCAGTGCCGGATGTGGCGTCGCCGTATTCCTCGGCTGGCACCACCCGAAGACACGAGATGCTCACCGTTTGGCCAGGCCCGCCGGCGCGGTCGCGAAGGTTGACCACCCAGAGGTGGCTGCGGAACTCAAACGGGGCGTGGTTGAGTTTGCCGGTGTGGAGGTCGCCGCCCTGGGCCTGCTCGGCCAATTCTTCAATGCGGTCTTTGGGCAGCTCGAATTCTTCGTTATCTTTCGGAAGCCGGGTTTCCTCGCGGAGGCGCGCTTGCTCGGTGGCGGTGAGTTTGGCCAGGTCGATTTTGAAGTGAGCGCAGACGGCGGCGAAGTGCTGGGTGGGCTTGCCGTCGTAGTAATCGTAGGGCATGCGGCAGAGACGCGCCTCCAGGAGGAGGGCGCGGCATTGCGGCTCGGTGAGCTTTTCCACCAGCACCTGTTGCTGGCAAGATTCCTGGGCTTGTTCGCAAAGCAGCCGCCAGAGGGCCAAATCATACGGTTTGGCTTCGGCGGCGGCGCGGATGGTGGCGATGGCCTTTTGGCTAACAGCCTGTTGCAGCGCCCTTTTCGCTTCCCGCTCGCGCTGCTCTTTGGCTTGCTGGGCCTTGTATTCGGGGCTGTTGTAGTTCAGGTGGCGCTGTGCGGCGGGGGGCTTGACGGTGAGGCCTTGCTCCTTGAGGAGCGGGGCGATCTCGGCGAGCTTGTAGACGACGTGGGCCTTCTGCTTGCGGTTGAAGGCCACGTAGCCCTGGGCGGCCTGGTTCTCTTCCAGCAGCTCGCCGTAGCTCTTCTTCTTGCCGGGCGGCTTGTCGTGGGCCTGGACGAACTGGCCCGGCTCGAATTTATCCTGCCAATCGAAGGCGGCCCGGGCCTCGGCGGCGGGCAGCACCTTCAGCCCTTTGTCCTCAAACTTGGCCTGGAGCTGCTTGACGTGGGCGCCCACCTTGCGCTTGTAGCAGGCCGGGTCGGTGCAGATGTGCGCATTCTCCTTTTTCGCCGGGTCGAATTCCGGGAGGTTGCCGCTGCGCAACGGGCAGGCCTCGCAGGAGGGAACCCCTTTGAGCAGGGCCTCGTCCTTGCGGTCGAACGGGGCGGTGGTGAGGGCCTGGCGGTATTCGTCGGCCAGGTAGCTCCGGACGCTGTCGAAGGACATGTCGAAACGCATGACATACTCGAGCGCCTTTTCCTGGTTCTTTTGGTTGGGCACACTGGCCAGTTCGCTGGCGACAGTGTGGTCAATCTTCCCGGCTTCAAGCGCCTCCCGCACTTTGCCGCCAATCCGGGCCAGGGCCAGCCGGGCGAAGATGTGGCTGCGGCTCTTGCCCAGCTTCTTGGCCAGGGTATCCGGCGTGTAGGCCTTGCTGGCGATGAGCTTGGCGAAGCCTTCGGCCTCCTCCATGGGCGTCAAATCATCCCGCTGCAGGTTCTCGATGTATTGGATCTCCAGCACCTGCTGGTCGGTGAGCGGGCGGACCAGCACCGGGACATTGAAGAGCTTGGCCAGCCCGGCCGCCCGCCAGCGCCGCTCGCCGGCCACCAGCTCGTAAAGGGCGTCGCCCCGCTCGGCTAACAGTTTGGCGTGGAGCTCGCGCACCCGCTTCTCCCCCTTGCCCTTGTCGGCGGCGCTATCCACGCCAAGCCCGCCCACGGTCAGGCGCAGGGCGGGGTTGACCAAATCGGGCTCGATGAGTTTGATCTCCCGCAGCGGGCGGACGAGGAGCGGCTGGAGCACGCCCACTTCTTTGAGCGAATCGGCCAGCTCCGCCAACTTGTCTTTGTTGAACTGTTTGCGGGGATTGGTGGTGCTGGGGAGGATCGAGGTGAGGGAGGTGGTGAGATAGTCCATATTTAAGATTTATGATTTAGGATTTATGATTTGTTTGGGGAGAGCGGGAAGGGGAGCTGGGTACACGTAAACCCGCAGGCGCGGGCGTGGCCGCCGCCGCCGTATTTGATGGCGATTTTGGAGAGGTCCAGGTCGTGGTTGAAGGGGCTGCCGTAGAGGGAGACGCTCCAGTGGCGGCCGTTCCAGTTGAAGCCGAGCAGGCCATCATCGGTGGGCTGGGTTTCCGCCGCGAAGAGCAGGCTGTTGAACCGGGCGTGGTTGCAGCAGAGCCAGGAGAGGCCCTCCCACTGGATGCGGAAACCTTTGGCCTTGATGAGCGAGGCGTCGGATTGCTGCTGGGCGTATTGGATGAACTCGCCCTGGCCCAGCAGGCGCGCCACCAGGTCCGACCCGCGCGGGTTGAGGGAGAGGAGGGTGCTCCAGAGCGGGGCGGTGAGCGGTTGGCTGCGCAGGCCGTGCTGGAAGAGTTCGGCCTGGCTATCCCGCTTGTCCCACACGTCGTACTCCCCGGCCAGGCGCACGGCCAAGGGTTCCTGGAGGCGGCGTTCGCGGAAATCCTCGAGGTCCGGCAGCTTGTCCGGCTCGTGGGCGCCGAACCACCATTGCCAGGCCAGCCGGCAGGCCGCCACCCCATCGATGCGCCAGCCGGGAATCGGCTTGTCGGCCAGGCCGCTGTATTGGGCGATGCTGCTTTTGTGGTGGTCGATCCAGAGGAGCTTGGGGTGGCCCATCAGGCCGGGCACGGCCAGGTCGAGCATTACGAGCAGGGTATCGGGCGGGACTTCCGGGACCGGCTGCCCGTAATCCCAGCCGAGGAACTCGGTTTGTTGTTCGCCGTAGGCTTTGCGGGCGATCTCGCGGCAGAACAGGCCGTCGAAATCGGCGGAGTGGTGGAGAACTAAAACAGGCTTCATGGGATTTATGATTTAGGAATTAGGATTTATGATTTTTTCAGATGCGGGCGTTGGGTCCGGGGTCGCGGCCTTGCAGGGCGGGGTCGGGTGAGAATGGGTTTGGCGGGGCTGGCCATGGGGTGGCGGCGGCGGAGCTGGTGTTGGCGGGCGGGGGGAGGATTTCCTGGCCGGCTGCGTCCCTTGGTTGCTCCAGGGTGCGTTGGCCAAGGAGGCGGCGGTTGATGGATTCAGCTATGAATCTCTTTTCGGTCTCTTCGGGCCGGACCAGCCAATCCCACACCGCGTTGGCCAGGCGCTGGGGGTCGCTGAAGGCCAGGCGCTGGCAGCCGGCGGTGACAATCCAGCCGTTAAGGACGGGCGTGATGATGATTTGATTGAGCATAGGTGTTTGTTTTTTTCTTTCTACGTGTTTTGGTTTTAGCCTTCAGCATTCAGCCTTTAGCCTTTGTTTTCCTTCCACCGTTCCAGCCAGTTCACGGAGGTGTCGGCGTGTTCGGTGCGAAATTGGAAGCTGTGCGGGCAGAACCAGACGCGGCGGCTGGCGTTCTGCTGGCTGCCGGGCCAGCGCTGCTTTTGCAGGACGATCCGCGTATCACACTCCCGCTGGGCTTTGACCACCGCCTCCTCGTGCTTGCGGATGGCGGCATCATCCGGCTCGGCGGCGCGGCGTTCGAGGGTGAGCTGCCATTCGGCCTTCTCGATCCGCTCCGATTTATCGACGTTGCGTTCCACCCGCACCACGTTGCAGGCGTTGGCCGTCCAGAGCTTGTTGCCGCGAATGCGCGCCTTGCCTTTGGCATCGGCCTTGTTCTCATGCAGCACGTAGAAAAGGTGGCCCTCGTAATCCTTGGCGAACTGGTCGAACTGCGCGGCCACGGTGGCCTGGAGGGCGTAATCATCATCCGCAATGCCGATGCGCATGACGGAATCGATGATGAAGAGGCGGCTGCCCAGCTTCTCGGCGGCGTAGCGGAAATGGTCCATCACATCCCGCCAATCGCCGATGCCGAGAAAGTTGTAGAAGAGCAGGCGCGGCTGGAGCCAGGCCAGGGCGGCGCTGACGGCGTTCTGGCCGGCGGTGGAATCCGGCTGGCGTTTGTCGCCGAGGAGCTGGCTGCAGAGAATCCAGAGGGTGACTTCCGGCGGCATCTCGAAGCTGGCCAGGCAGGCCCGCTCTCCCCTTTCCAACTGGCGGAGGAGATGGATGAGGAAGAAGTTGAGCACGGTCGATTTGCCGCTGCCATCATCCCCGCTCACCAGCGTGCTTTCGGCGTAGCGAATCTTGAGCTTGAACTCGATGGGCAGCTCCAGGCCCGGCTCACCCGTCTGCCCGCCGAAAAATTTGGCCCAGAAGGCATCCCCAAAATCGACCGGCTGCCGGAGGTAGCGCGGCTGGGCGGCGTGCCGGCTGGCCTCGGCCTCGATGTGCTCGACCCGGCGGCGGATCTCGAGCAAGGCCTCCGGGGCGACGGCGCCGGCCTGGAAAATTTTCGCGGCCCAATCGCTCACCAGGTTGAAGCCGCTCCGGGCCATGAAACGGTTCCAGACGATCTCGAGATGCTGCTCGAAGGTGCCCGGCACCGCCTGGTCGGTAATGGTGGAGAGGTAAGCCAGGCCACCCACCGGCTCCAGCTGTTTGGCGATGCGGAGGTGTTCGCCCAGCGTAATCAAGTCCAGCTGCTTGCCCTGGGCGTGGAGGGCGCTGGCGGCGGCAAAGATATCGCGGTGGCGCAGGTCGTAGAACGGCTGGCTGCCCCCGAAGCGTTCGATGGCCCGGGCCAGCAGCGCCCCCGGGCCGGCCGCCCCCTCCGGCCCGCTCCCCGCCAGGAGGATCGCCCCCAGCAACGAGGCCTCCGCCTCAAGGGAGTGCGGCGGGAGCCGGTCGGAGTCCGAGCGTTTGGACGAGGTCACGGGAATTTATGATTTAGGATTTCGGATTTATGATTTGGGTCGGTCGCCAAGTACGGGCTGAGATTGGCGGCCAAACTTTCGAGCTGGGTTTGGAGCGTCGGCAGCAGCTCGGGCAGGAGGTTAGCCTTGATGGCTGCCGGGTCCGCGCTAACGTGCACGTTGAGCGTATCCAGGTAACGGACGGCATGGATGGTGGAGATGCGGGCGACTGAAACGTGCACCCGCCAGCGGTCCGGGAATTCAGTCACCGACCAAACCAGGTCTTCAGCGTTGAGCGGGCGCACGGTCATAGTCTTCGCCTCTCCCGGCGGAGGTCTTTTAGTTCCTGCTGTTTGGTGCGAATCTGGTTATCGAGGGCGGCGGCCGGTGTGATCGCAAACAGCGCGCTCAGGGCCTCGGCCACGGTCTCGCCTTTGCCTTGATTACACCAGTCGGTGCCCAGGTGCGCGTAGCACTCGATCTTGGGCGCATCGCCGCTCCAGAGCTGGCTACAAACGATTTGCAGGCGGATGTGTTGCTTGGGGTTGCCGAGGTGGAAGGCGCGGCTGATCTCCTTCAACGCTTCGCAGGCCCGGTCGAACAGCTCGGCTTCGCTGGGCTGCAGGTAGACGCGGGCTAACTTGGAGAATTTATCGTGGTCGCTCATGGCTTGAAATCAGAAATCCTAAATCAGAATTCATAAATCCCCCCCCAGTTCCCTGCGCCGTTTTTTAAGCTCATCCCGCATCAACGGGTCTCGCTCGGTCTCCAGCGCTTCATCGATGCGGCGCAGCTCCTCGGAGGCGTGGAGCGGGGCGGGTTTTTTACGGGCGGAAATTTCCTCGGCGCGGGCCTTCCAGCGGGGGAGCCATTGCCACCAGCGCGTGATGTGGGTCTGGCCATTCATCCAGCCCAGGCCGTCGTAATGGGCGAAGAAGGCGCGGGCCTCCGCCTCCGGGACGTTGAGCATGGCGGCGCGGGCCAGGACCTCGTCCAGCGTCGGGTCGCCCGCGCCTGGTGCCCCCTCACACTCCCCATCCTTGCCTAGCCTATCTCTCCTATCCTTCTTGTAGGGCTTGGCAGGCCCTTGAGAGAGAGGAGCTGCGGGAGCGGGCGGAGAGGCGGGGAAAGGGGAATCAATCAGCGCATCCAAGGGCTTGCCGTGGTCGGAGAGGGCTTGGTAAGGGCTTAGCAAGGGCTTCAATTCTGGATAGGTTTCCAAAATGGCTTGCTGGAGACGTGGGCTGAGGAGTTTGAAGCCCTTATGAAGCCCTTTGGCCTGGTTGTCCCGCGCCAGGGCCACGCCCACCCCGATCTGGTAGCGGATGAAGTTGCGCAGGAGCACCCGCTCGCCATCCTCCACGAACATGCGCGGCAGCCGGCTAATGGTGTCATTGAGCCAATGGGCGGCCAGGCCGGTCTGGAAAGCGAAGCGCCCGGGCGAACGCCGGAACACGCCGCAGTTGTCGCGCGAGCTGTTCGTCATGGCCCAGAGGACGGTCAGTTTCATTTCGGGCGGGTGTTCTTCCATGTCGTCCCAGAAGGCTGGCGTGATTTTGGCATCCATCGGCGCATTGCCTTAGCGGGTGAACTCCTCGCGGATGATGGCAGCCAGGGCCTCGACGGCGAAATCGCGGTCGCGAAAGACCGGCTTCTCTGGAGCGTGGATCATCCGGCCCTGGGTGCCGTCGTAGTACGAGCCCAGGAGGACATCGGCATGGAGATCCACGATGCGTTCGGCGGCCTGTTTGGCGCGGGCGTGCGGAGTGTTGGGGGCGCGGTCTGGCATAGCTTATCGGGGTGGGCGGCTGGCAATGTAGGTGAACTGGCCCGGCGCGCGGGCTTCAATGGCGGCTGGCGGGATGCGCTGGCCCGGGCGGAACTGGGCGTTGTTCTTCACCCAGAGGAGCAGGATGTTCTCGCGCTGGGCGGCCGTCCCCTCGGCGTAGACTTCCACGATCCGGCGGTTGCGAATCTGCGGGGCGGAACGAAAGACAAGCAGCGCAGGAAGGGCGGCGTTTTTTGGCGGCTGGCCGGTCGCGCTTTTTTGCGGCAGCTCGTTTGGCGGTGCCGTTCCGTTAGCTGGCGGCGCAATTGAGAGGCTCTGCCGGAGTTTTTGTTCGGCCTCGGCTGTGAGGAGCACGCGATTGCCGTCCTGCACCCAATCGACGCCTTCATTGAGGAAGGCCTTGCGCCTGGCCCGCACTTCGTCAATCGAGATGCCGAGGCGGTTCGGCAGCAACGATTGCCAGACGGTGAATTGCGGCGCTTTCTCGGCGGTCATCGGGCGCCCCCTTTGCTGAAAAATTTTCGCGGGTCAACCCAGCCCCCCCCGCCGGTCGCGGGGCCTCCCTCGACCCCCCCCGCCCCCCTCCAGAACTGCACCAGGAGCTGCACCAGCGTTCGCGGAAGCCCTGCTTTCATTGGCCTTTCCCCACTTCCTCCGTTGATTGAATCTCAATCGACCCCGCTTCCCTGCCCACCTCGCTCGCCGGCGCGTTCGCCGCTGCCTCAGCCGGCGCTGCGCTCGCCCCTTTTAGCCTCTTCACCCTGTCCCAGAACCCATTCACAGCCTCCACGCTCAGGTTCGTGTTTGTCCGCGTCTCCAGGATGGCCGTCGGTTGGCCGGTCAACAGCATGCCGTTCTGGGAGAATATGCCAGCAGCGATAGCCTTCGTCTTCGCGTCCACGTTCCCGCCGAGCAGGTCCACAAGGTAAGAGCGCACGCTCAGTGCGGATGCCTTCAGCATCAGTTCTCCAGTGCTGTTTTTTAGCGCGTCTATGGCGATTTTCTCCCGCTCCACGATAGCGGCCACCACTCGGTGGTGAACGTGGAGGAGTCGGGAGATGTCGTGCGCTGACATATTCATGCCCAGGCACTGCACGATTGCCTGATACCTTTTCTCGTTCTTGGCCACCCTTTCGGCTGTGAATTGGTAGCGCTCGCGCTCCTCTGGCTGGACTAACAGCTCCCAGCCGTCTGGCAGGTCAGCGTCTGCCACTTCAGGAAAAAAGCGGGGGTGATCCGGCGGGGCTTTCGGCTTCTTATGATACTTGCTGGGCATGGGGTTTCTCCGCCGGTAGGCGACTCATAACTCTGGAGGCAATGACAAATGGTGCCTTGCTAAAAAGGCCTTCAACGCGCTCGCCGGGATTCGATAATCCTTTTTAATCAGCACGCATCCGTCCCCAAATTCGCCGCGTAAAATCGCCCGTCTCACCCATTGCGGCGTGAAATCCAGCATCACTGCGACCCGTTTGGTCGATAAATAGCTCGCTTCCAGCGCTCGCTTCTCGCTCATTGCGGCTTCCCCCAATCCTTCTCGCAGCTTTCGCAGATCCCGTGGCTCACGGTTGTGCTCGGCCGTCCGCCCGTGGATTTCCAGCCTAACACCGACTGGCACACCATGCACACGCGTACGATCACCGGCCCTGCTGGCCAGTTCACCGCCAAGCCGGCCACTTCGGTGGTTGGCGGCTCTGCCATCGGCGCGTTCACGCTGCCACCTCCTGGCCCGGCAAAGGTTGCTCAGCCACCGGCACAAGTTTCCCTTCGAGGTAATCGAGGATAATGTTTCGCGCTGTCACCGCTGCGTCGATCCTCTGTCGCCCCGCCAACCGCTCTAACATCTCGCGTTCGGACGGCGCGAAATTCAGGGTCACTCGGGCTCGACGCTTCTGTCGATCTTTCGGCTGCTCAGCGCTGTTTTGCGTTGCCATGGGCCGCTTATCGCACGGCTGCGCGAGCGGCGTGAAGAACTTTCGTGGCTGCGTTGGGCTGCTCTCGGCTGCTCTGATTTCCTTGGATTGGTTTATTCCCGCTGGCTTCGGGCCGCTCAATTGAGGGTTTTTGCTCAAGAAACAATGAGCAGCCTATTCCATGCCAAAGAATGCAATGCAATGCATTCGCACCCATTGAATGCGTTTACAATGCCCCGCATTGCGTGCATGGTTGCGCCCGCGAAATGGAATCTGAGAAACGAACAGTGCAATTGACCTTCCGTCTCCGGCCCGATCTATTCCGGCGGCTCGAAGAGCTCAAATCACGCAAAGAGCGGTCGTTCGCTTGGCTTGTTGAGAAGTGCCTCGAAGCTGGACTGCCCGAACTCGAGTCCGAGCAAGTGGCGGCTGTGCACGACGCGCCAGGTCCCCCTTCGACGGCCGCCAAACCTACGCGCTATCGCCGGCGTAAGAGCTAATTCACCGTTCCCATGGATCGAAGCCAATGTTAGTTGACGACGCAATCTCACGCCATCCTTCGTCTAACATCAGCCAGGTGCGTCCCGTAGCGGTATCGAGGCGTAGCAGCTCCTTCCGCACGTAGGTGCCGCTGGGCGTATAGGACGGCCAAGTAGCTTGCATCATCTGGTACCGCCCAGGCGCTTGGTGTTGGTCACAGCCGATCGCTAGAAATAAAAATAGAGGGTAAACTTTCTTCATCACGTCCTTGTAGCCAATGGATCTTAGCCCTGTCCAGTATTTTTCCGTTGACAGCAACCGGGGCCTCAGCATAAGCACTCAACTGCAATGCACGCGCGTGCACTCAACTACAACTCTTATGCAAAAACAAAAAGCGGTCGAAGCTTACTACAGCCCACAACATCTCGCCCTCCTCCTTCAGTTTTCCACGAAGTGGGTCTGGGCCAAAATCAAGGCTGGCGAATTCGGCCCTGGCTGCATCCTCATCGGTGACGACTACCGGGTTCCCGCCAGCGGGGTCAACGCCTTCCTGGAACGTTATCACCTGCGGCCAGCCGAGCCAGTCGTCGCCCGCAACGAACAGGAGCTCCGTCGCAAGCTCAAACAATCCTAAGCCCATGAAAACAAAATGCACACCCGTCACTGAAGGATTCATTTGCGACATAGCCGCGATCGTATTCGATTCGAGCGCCCGAATCCTGCGCGCCAAGAAGCTCGGCAACGCCTGGACCGCTGACTATTACAATAAGCGCCGATGTCCGGCCCTCCATTTGATCTACTGGCAAAGACGTCGTGACACCTGGCCGCACGTAAAGAGCAGCTTCCGCGCGGCCTTCCGCTGGCTCAGAGAACAGTCCAAACGCTCGGACACCCCACAAGAGAAAGTGGGGTGCGCATGACCGCCGTGCAGAAAAGGATCATCCTCAGCCATTTGAGTGTGGCCGGCTACTGGATCGGTCAAGCCGCCGACCTGGCCCGCGAACACCGGCAAGCCGACGACCCCACCGACTGGGGCTGCCAATTCCGCGCCGCCCAAACCGCCCTACAACAACAGCGCATCCACTTCGACTGCGCCGGCGTCGCCCAACCCGAAGGCGTCAAGAGTTAGTTCAAGTTAGGCTGTCTGCAGCTGGACAATATTCGAGCTGCCTGGCTTCTCTCGCACGATTTGGCCCGCTGCGACCATGATGTCCAGGCAGAGCGATATAGAATTGGTGTCATCCTGGCACGGCAGCCAATCCACAAACATTCTTCCAGCCTCATCCATTATGCCGCTGGCCAGCAGTCGCTGGCGGTACCCATCCAACTTCTGGACCGGCAAATTGAGGATGCGCGTAATTTGGTCTGGCAGGGTGGCGTAGGCGAGCAGCACCGCTCCTGGCTCCCACAGCTCGCTCTGTTCCTCGATCCCGAGCAGACCCAGCAGCTGGTAGATCAATCTCCGAGCAGCGTTGTGCGGCCGCTGCTGGTTGACGCACGGCACGCTAACACCCAGCTCTCGGGCAATTTCCTTGTCAGACTTCGACCAATCCACCTGGTCCGGATACATCTTTCTTGTTTTCATAAACATTTCCTTACGCCGCCTTCAACGCCGCCACATTCTTCGGCGCTCGAGCCCAGCGCCGCAAGATCTTTTGCTCCGAATCCACCTTGTGCCGCTTGATGAAATGACTGTAGTGCTCCTCCGTTACCGTCACCGATGAATGCCTCAGCCAAATAAAGGCCGAATAAATCCCGTAACGCATCGCCACCTGGCTGCCCGCGTAGGCCCTCCACGCATGGTTGGTTTTCTGCGTCTCCCAGCCCAGCTCCCGCATCCAAGCGCCCACCGAGCGAAACACCGACTCACACCGCTCCGTCTCCGTCCCGCTCAGGATCGTCTCATCTGGTTTGCCCCGCCAGTTCTCCCGCTCGATCCGGCGCCGCAACACCGTCCAGAACGGGTCCAGTGCCCGCACCACCACTCGCCCGTCGCCATTCTTCACCTTCGCCCGGCCGTCAATAAACGGCTGGTTCTCCATCACTGTTAGCCAGCCCCACGTCGCCTGGCTCATCTCCGATTTGCGCAACCCAAACGCCAGCTCCAGCCCCACCGCCAGGAAATGATTCCGATCCGCCAGCCGCGTCCAGGCCCGCAGCGTCCGCTTCACAACCGTGTCGCTCGGCAAATTAAACTCCTTCTTATTGATCCCCTCAAACTTCTCCTCCTTCCACACCCGGTCCAGGTCGAAATTCGGCAACCGCAAGGCCACGCGCTGCTTGTTCTCATCCACATAACCATTTCGCCGCAACGTCGCCAGCACCTTCGGCCGGAGCAACGCCTTCGCCTGATTCAACACACTGTTAGCCGTCCGCTTCACCCGGGCCGCATCCGCCTGGCTCGATTCCTTCTGCGCCGCCTTCAACGCATTTTCAAAAAAACGCCGCACAAATTCCGCGTCAAACCCGTCGCACGCCAAGCCATCGACATCCACCGATTGCCCCTTCACCCTCCGCACCACATTCCGCAGGCAGTTCTCGTACTGCCGTCGCGTCTGCGGCTCAATATCCAGCGGCGCCTGCTCCACCCCGCGAAAAAACTCCCCCCAGGTCGAACACTTCACCGCCTCCGCCTCCTCCTTCTCCCCCACTAACAGTTGCAGCCGCCCCGTCCACGCCGCATCGATGTGCTTCTTAAAATAAATGATCGCATTGCCTTTCTCGTTCGTGCGCCCACACACCCGGTAGCGCCGGCCCTCGAATTGGTAATGCAGGTACCATGGCGCGTCTTTCGATTGGCGGTGCTTATAGATCTTATAATCCCGGCCCCTGTGCTTAAAATAATCCACGAAAATATTTTCCTGCGCCGCCCGAACGGCCGGCGCCACGGCATCCGCAGTTGAGGTTGAAGTTTCCGTCCCAGTATTTTGTGCAGTTTGTTTGTGCAGCATGTTGTGCAGCTTGGCCGGTTGCCAAAAGCACGTCAAGCACTTTATATCCGCTGGCGTAAACCGAACCTCGTTGATTGGAATCACCGCTTTCCC